CTAGAGGCGTATAAGAATGGCGGCACGTTTGTTTACGGCGAAGATGGCAAGACTGTTGTTGGCGTAGCGAGTCCAAACTTTGATGCCAGCGGTGATGGTAATTTAGACACAGTTGTTCTTTATGACGAAAGTGGCAAAAAGACAGTTACTGGAGATGGCATAGCGGTAACGGATGTTACTGATTCAAACAAATTTACTGACACTGACAGTGAGAAATTTGACATTGATATTGTTAAATCAGTTAAAACTTATGAAAATACTGAAGATGGTGTTGTAGAGGAACTTGTTGGAGTCGTAGAAGAAGACAACAACGGAGATGACGATAATTTCATCATCTGCGAAGAGGGATTTGAGTTTGATCCTGTAGAGGGTATTTGTATGCCTATTGCTGGCGTTGGTGACGGCACTGGCACTGGAGGAACTACTATTGGCACTGACAAGCGGGACAGAACTGATCCTGTTATTGTTCGTCCAGAGCAGCCGACTGTTGGAGCTTTAAAAGTTAGAGGAGCCAAGCAGTTTGCGCAGGGTGGTATGGTAACTTCTAATATAGATAATTTCGTGCAATCGCTTAGAGGTTAAAATGAAAGACCTTGATGACTTTTCAAAGTTTCTAACTGACGAAGAGTTAGCCAAAGTAGCTCCTATGCTTGAGCGTCTTACTACGTTGGACAAGAGGGCTGATCAGCAAGAAAACTACATGAGTTTTGTAAAGCACGTTTGGCCTCAGTTTATTGAGGGCAGCCATCACAAAATTTATGCAGAGAAGTTGCAGGCTGTAGCTGATGGCAAGTTAAAGCGTTTAATTATTAATATGCCACCTCGTCATACGAAATCTGAGTTTGCGAGTTACTTGTTTCCGACTTGGCTTATGGGCAGAAGACCTGACCTAAAAATTATTCAGGCTACGCACACGGCTGAGTTGGCTGTTGGATTTGGTCGAAAGATCAAGAATTTGATTGAGAGTGAGGATTTTAAAGATGTTTTCCCTGATGTTAGCTTGGCTGGCGATGCTAAAGCGAGTGGTCGTTGGAGTACGAACAAGGGTGGTGAATACTACGCGGTTGGTGTGGGCGGCGCTTTGGCGGGTCGTGGCGCGGATTTGGCGATTATTGATGACCCCGTTTCGGAGCAAGATGCGTTAAGCACTACTGCTTTGGACAATATCTATGAGTGGTACACTTCTGGTCCAAGGCAGCGTTTACAGCCCGGCGGTTCAATTATTATTGTTATGACCCGTTGGAGTATTCGTGACCTGACTGCGAAGGTTTTGCAAAAGCAGAGTGAGAAGGGTGCGGATCAATGGGAGATCGTTGAGTTCCCTGCGATTATGCCATCTGGTAATCCTTTGTGGCCTGAGTATTGGAGCTTGGATGAATTAGAAGGCGTTAAGGCTTCTATTCCTGTTGCCAAGTGGAACTCTCAGTATATGCAGAACCCTACTGCTGAAGAGGGTGCGATTATTAAACGCGAGTGGTGGCAGAAGTGGGAGAAGGACGATCCTCCTCCTTGCAGCTATATCATTCAGAGTTACGATACTGCGTTTAGTAAGTCTGACAGGGCTGATTACAGTGCTATTACGACTTGGGGTATATTTAACCAAGAACAGACAGATGAGGATCATATTGTTCTTTTAGATGCTGTTAGGGGTAGATGGGAGTTCCCTGAATTAAAGGAACAAGCACAAGAATTGTATAAATTGTACGAACCTGATATGGTACTTGTAGAGCAAAAGGCCAGTGGGATGCCATTAACGCAGGAATTGCGCAGGATGGGCATACCTGTAACGCCTTTTACTCCAAGTAGGGGTGCAGATAAATTTACGCGAATGCACGCGTGCGCCCCTGTGTTTGAAAGTGGCATGGTTTGGTATCCTGAGACAAACTTTGCTGATGAAGTTATGGAGGAATGTGCAGCATTTCCGAATGGTGAACATGATGACTTGGCGGATTCGATGACTCAGGCTATACTACGGTTTAGGCAAGGTGGTTTTATCACCACGCCAACTGATTATGACGATGAAGATGAAATGGCGTTATACCGCCGCAAACGCGAATATTATTAGGAGGCTGTTATGGCACAAAAAGAAGCAATTATGAGAGCCTTGATGGAAGCGATGGGCAGCAGTCCATCCGCTCCTATGACATCTCCGCGTCCTCCAAGGCGTCCAAGGGGTTTAGGCGAAGCTGGTAAAACCATTTCAGATGCTGATAGAGAAAGAATTAAAGGAATGATGGGTCGCATACCACCTGTAGGTAAAGGTGTTGGTGGCGGTGACATGGAACTTTCTCCTGCACAAATTAAAATGCTTGAGCAAATGATAAAGCAACAAAATCGCGTAAGAGATGCTGAAGAACGCAAAGCATTCCCGCCCCCGTCTATGATGAAGAATGGTGGTGCAGTTCGTAAAAGAAAACCCAAAAAAGGCTGTGTCATGAAAGGACGCGGCGGCAAATATAAAGGAATAAAATAATGAAAAATCCTAGTGACAGTCAGGTTGGTCTTAAAAAACTTCCTAAAGAAGTTCGCAATAAAATGGGTTATTTCGCCGATGGTGGTAGCGTGGAAATAGATGGCGTTATGGATGAGAGCTACGTTGAGCCTCACAAAGCGTCTAAAAAAGGTGGAACCAAAGCGGGTAATTCTCGCGGTGGTGGCGCGGCTCTTCGTGGCACTAAGTGTTCTGGGGTGAAGTGATGCCCAAAGTAACCATAGACATTCATCTACCTTATGATGAGATGCCAGAATACGAGATGCCTGAAGATGAGGTTTTAATCGTTGAAGATGTCGTTGACGAGGAAGAATCAGAAGAAATCGTTATCACCTGTCCTACTTGTGGTTCGGTAATTGATGTTGAAGAAGATTAAGTCGCTGCAAAATTACGTCAGTGACATTATAACAGGAGTCTCAAATGGCTATTGAACAAGGACTAGGTGCTGGTGGTCTACCTGACGAGCCTGTAGTCGAAGACAACACTCGTATTTTAGAAATACCTCAGCTTCCTGCGAATCCGGGTCTTACTGAATTTGATGACGGTAGTGCTATTGTTGGAGAGTATGAGGAAGAAAAAGAACCTGTAGAAGAAATTGAATTTGAAGGTAACTTAGCTGATGTTATGGACGAGGGAGATTTAAACGATATTTCCTCTGACCTTGTTGGCTCTATTGAAGATGATTTATCCGCTCGTGAAGATTGGGAAGATACATATAAAAAAGGTCTTGAGTTTCTTGGAATGAAGACTGAAGAGCGCAGCGAACCCTTTGAGGGTTCTTCTGGCGTTATCCACCCATTACTTGCTGAGAGCGTTACACAGTTCCAAGCTCAAGCATACCGTGAGATGTTACCGTCTACTGGACCTGTTAGATCACAGGTTGTTGGCGCACAGAACGAAATGCTTGTTAAACAGGCTGAACGCGTAAAAGATTATATGAATTATATGATCACTTACGAGATGGAAGAGTACGATCCAGAGATGGATCAGATGTTGTTTTATCTCCCTGTGATTGGTTCTACATTTAAAAAAGTTTATTTTGATCCTTTGAAGGGTCGCGCTGTTAGTAAATTTATTCACGCTGAAGACATCATTGTGCCTTATGGCGCTTCTGATTTTGTATCCTCGCCTCGCATTACGCACCGTTTGACAATGGATTCTAATGAGATTCGCAAGTTGCAACTCGCAGGATTTTATCGTGATATTGATCTTCCAAATTACTCAGATGGCGATGACTCCTCTATGGGAGAGATTGAAGAGTCGATTGATGACGTTCAAGGCGTTCATCCTTCTGGCCCTTCTGAAGAACTTACACTGTATGAAGTACATACATCTTTGGACATTGAAGGCTTTGAGGACTTAGGACCTGATGGAGAGCCTACAGGTTTAAAGTTGCCTTACATTGTAACTGTTATTGCAGATTCCAATGATGTTTTATCTATTCGCAGAAGTTATGATCCAGTGGACCCTATGAAGCGTGCGAAGCAATATTTCGTGCATTATAAGTTTCTTCCGGGTTTAGGATTTTACGGCTTGGGCTTAACGCATATGATTGGTGGATTAGCACAGGCTTCAACATCTATACTGCGCCAGCTTATTGATGCAGGAACGCTCTCCAACCTACCAGCAGGCTTTAAAGCCCGTGGCGCTCGTATCCGCGATGAAGATTCTCCCCTTCAACCGGGTGAGTTCCGCGATATTGATGTGGTTGGAGGGACCCTGCAAGGCTCTTTGATGCCCCTCCCCTTCAAGGAGCCTTCAGGGACTCTTTATAACCTCCTTGGCACACTTGTAGACGCTGGACGTAGATTTGCATCTATGGCTGATATGAAGATTAGTGA